GTGTGAGCGTTACGACAGAGCACCTGTTTCAGGAGAATACTACTGTTCAAAAAGTAGAGCTGCTAAACTGATTAATAAGATGCAGTATAGCGGCTTTACTTTACAAATGTTAAGTAGTGATTGCTTTAAAAATTTTGAATTAAGTAGGGAGGTAGAGAATGTTTAAAGATAAATTAAAAGAATTAGGCGCCTGCCAAAAAGCTGTCGAATGGGTAGGAGACAGGACAATGGAAGAAGCCTTTAGGGATTGCCCCCGAGGAGACTGGATATTATGGGCGCACGAAAAATTCTTTCCGGAAAGGAAGAGAGAAAGAATATTAGCAGCCGCTCATTGCGCAAATACAGTACGACATTTAATGCAAGATGAAAGAAGCAAAAAGGCGGTTGATACTGCAATTCGATACGGCGAAGGCAAAGCAACAGAGAAAGAGTTACAATCCGCTGCTAATGCTGCTACCAAGGTTGCTGCTGATGCTGCTTATGCTGCTTATGCTGCTGCTTATGATGCTATGGCTGCTTATGATGCTGCTACTTATGCTTATGCTGCTGCTGCTGCTTATGCTGCTGCTGCTGCTGATTATGCTGCTGCTGGTGACAAAAAAGAAAATCAGAAAAAGACAGCTGATATTTGCCGAAAATATTTAACTATTAAGGAGAAAAAATGATAAAGATAAGAGAAGAAAAAACTGATGATATGTTTCTTATTTTATCTGATGATTATCATATTCCGTTGTGGGGCGATTACAGAGGTGTAGAATTGGCAAGAATAAGATACGGATATAGTATGGAAAGTAGGGAATATGCCAGAAAATTAGCAAACAAAATCAAAAAATATTTAGAGGAGGCAAAAGATGAATAAAACAAATAAACCAGAGGTAATTGAGATACCTAAAAAATATGAAACAATAATCAAGAAGTATTATTTAAGATTAAAAAAGAAGAAAGACAATAAACTATATCACTTTAGAATACGACGCTCAAATTGTATTCTTTGTTATATATATATAGATGAAACTATTTCTAAGCCCGATTGTTGTAGGGCTTGTCCGTTTTATAAAGCACGTGTAAAAGATAGAGAAATTACTGGATTTAATTTTTATCCGTGTTCATCATGGTTGGCAAAGGTTGCAGTATTTGAGGAATTAGGATCAATGATGAATATTATCCCTTTCGAGAAGTACAAATTAGATGAGTATATAAAATCACTTAAAGCAATTAATAAATATATAAAATTTGTTTAGAGGAGGAAATGAATGAGGAAATTAAAAATTCCTAAGAAGTATGAAAAGATAATTAAAAAATATTATCTTACATTAAAGAAAAATTCTGTAACATACGAGCATAGAAAAATAAAAGCGAAAAAAAAACCCTGTGATATTCCTTATGTACCGTTAAATATTTTTTGTGCCTTATTCAGGGATTATAATAATTTTTTCTCTATAGATACAGGTTGTGGAAAGTGTCCGTTTTATAAATATTACAAAGATAGAAAGTATAGAAAATATATGTATTCTTGTTGTCAATTTGCCCGGGAATTAACAAAAGTAGATAGGAAATATGAGTTGAATTATTTAAAGAGGGCAGAATTTTTAAAAGGACACGACTATAATCATATACTTGAAGGCAACTTTAATAAAGCGTGTTTGGATGATTATAAGCATGCTCTTAAAATAGCAGCCCAATATGTTGAATTTATTTAAGTAGGGAGGTAGAAAATGTTTAAAGATAAATTAAAAGAATTAGGCGCCTGCCAAAAAGCTGTCGAATGGGTAGGAGACAGAACAATGAAGGAAGCATTCAGAGACTGCCCCCGAGGCGACTGGATATTATGGGCTCACGAAAAATTCTTTCCGGAAAGGAAGAGAGAAAGAGTATTAGCCGCCGCTCATTGCGCAAACACAGTACGACACTTAATGAAAAATGACAGAAGCAAAAAAGCTGTAGATACTGCAATAGCATACGGAGAAGGCAAAGTGACAGAGAAAGAGTTACGAACCGCTGCTTATGGTTCTTATGCTGTTGTTGAGAATGCTGATTATGCTGTTGCTGCTGCTGCTTTTTCTTTTTCTACTGCTGCTTATGGTGAAGATGCTTATGATGTTGCTTATGCTGTTGCTCATGCTGCTGCCGATGACAAAGAAGAAAATCAGAAAAAGACAGCTGACATCTGTAGAAAATATTTAACTACTAAGGAGGAAAAGTATGAATAATAAAGACAAAGAATTTATAAAAATATTACGTGAAAACTACAGTAAAGAAGACTTAGTCGAATTATGCCGCAGAAGCCTCAACAAGCACACGAAACAAAGTATAATAATTGCTCATAAAATATATAAGAAAACTTGACATTTATTAATATAATCATTATACTATAATGAAGGAGGATAATATGAAAACAGTAAATATTAAGGGGAAAGAGTATGTCATGGTAAATGAACGTATAAAATATTTCCGTGAAAATTTACCTGAATATTCACTTGAGACGGAAATAATAAAATTGGACGATAGACAGATAATCATGAAGGCTATCGTCAAAAATGAAAAAGGGCGTGTAATTGCTACAGGACATGCTGAAGAAAAGCAAGGTGATGGATATATCAATAAAACTTCATTTATTGAAAACTGTGAAACTTCAGCAGTCGGAAGAGCGCTTGGATGCATGGGAATAGGTATTGATGCCGGTATAGCTTCAGCTGAAGAGGTAGCAAATGCTATGAATAAGCAGGAACCTAAAAACCCCGTAATAGACCGCTTTAACAAGTTTATTGAAAATCAAAAATATATAAATTTCGATAAGGCCGGAGATATTGTAAGAGGAAAATACGGGAAAAATATTGAAAATCTCACTACCGAGCAGCAGACAGAACTCAAAAAAATTATTGAAGACTACGAATATATACGTGAATCCGTAAAGCACGTTGGCATAAAATCGGAACTTATAACTGAATTAATCGAGGAAACTGGAAAGAAAAATCTTTACGATCTTACTGAAAAGGAAAGGGAAAATATAAAAAATCATATAAACACAATCGTTGACAAGGAGGACAAATAATGAAATCAACAGTTTTTAAAGCAACGGAGGAATGGCACGAAAAAATAGCCGAGGCCATATCCGAAATAAACACTCGACAAACTGAAAAAAAACTTAGCAAAACAAAGTTTATTACTGTAGCGGTACAGCACTTTGTCGAAAGTAACTCTTATAAAAAAGTATATAATTTAGAAGGAGGAAAAAATGCAGGACATTAACTCAGTAAATCTGTCAGGTCGATTAACAAAGAATGCAAGGCTGAAGTATGCCGGAGATAATCCGCTACTTGAGTTTTCAATAGCGACCAACCGCTCCGTAAAAAAGGGCGGAGAATGGAAAGAAGAGGCAAGTTTTTTCGATTGTTTTTTGTGGGGAAAATTAGGAGAAGCAATCGAACAAAAAATGAAGAAAGGAAGTATGATTTATGTTTCAGGAGAGTTAAAACAAGACAGGTGGAAAACAAAAGATGGCTCTTCTCGAAGCAAAATCAAAATCAAGGTAAACAGGATATTAATTGCAGAATCGTCTAAAAACAAAACAGAAAACATTGAAAAAAATGATACAGAAAATATTGAAAAAAATGATGATGATATTCCGTTTTAATAAAAACCCCGGTTAATCCGGGGGCTGCAATAATAAGGGGAAAATATGTCAAAATATACAATCAACGGAAACGAATACCCGAGTGTTACTACGATAACAGGACAACTTGATAAGAGTCCAGCTCTCATGGGCTGGGCGACAAAATGTATGCAGGAGTACATTGAACTTAATTTAAAGTCCTGTAAAGATATACCTGCGCTCATAAAAGAAGCAAGGTTTAATTATCGTGAAATCAGTAAAACAGCGCTTAATATCGGCTCACAGGTTCACGACTTAATTGAAAAATATATCAAAACAGATAAAACAGAATTTCAAGGGTATCCCGACAAAGTACAAAAAGCCTTTTTAGCTTTTTTAGAATGGGAAAATAATAATATTGATAAATGGATTGAATCTGAAAAGCCCGTGTTTGACCCCGACAGGTGCTACGCTGGAACACTTGATGCTATAGCAAAATTTAAAGACGGAGAAACACGGGTTATAGATTTTAAAACTTCGAAAGCGCACTATAAAGAAAATTCTTTACAAATAGCTGCTTATTTATTAGCTCGTATAAAATGCAACAACACTACGAATAAAATAAAAACAAGAGAGGGCTCTGAGTATGAAGTTTATTATCCGGAAATATATCCCGACGGTATGGGAATATTGAGACTTGACAAGCTAACAGGAGAGCCGGAATGGAAAGAATATACAAATATTGAATCTGCTTTTAGTTCGTTTTTAGATTTACTTGACTTTTATTACGATTTCAGAAATCGTAGAGTAAAAAACAGGAGAACAAATGCAAAGTAAATTATTTAACAATAAAATCGACAGCAAAAAATATATTGATTTATTATTTGAAAATTACGATCACGTAAAAATAGAACCGTATAAAAAAACACGTACTAATCAGCAGAATAGAGCCTTACATTTATATTTTTCCTTCATGGCCGATGCGCTTAATGAGTTTACGTCTTTTCAATATCAAGGATTAAAAGACACGTACGAAATCCCGTACAATGTGACTATCGTTAAAGAGTTTGTGTGGCGCCCTGTACAAAAAGCTATAACGGGAAAGGAAAGTACGACAAAGTTAACCACGTCAGATATAAACGAAATATTAAGAACATTCGACAAGTTTTTTTCAGAAAAAGGAATTGAGTTGACATTCCCGAGTTGGGAAAATTGGATAAAAGCTAATGAAATATAAGGAGGATTAAATGAGTTTAAAAAAAGAATTTGAAAAAATAGTAAACGACAAAATAGCTGAAAATTACGATAAAGCAGTAATTCTGTTTTACCGGTCAGATGGAGAAAACATCAACACGAATAGACTGTCATTTAATGTTTCTGCAATTGATTTTATCGGTTTAATGAAAGTAGAACTTGAATCGGCAATAAATAATATGATGCGAAACAAAACAGAGATTAAAAAGAAATTTAATAATGATTAACATAACTTATTGTAATAAAGATTGCGGGAATATTGATTGTTGCCATAATAAAAAATACGTCTAACATTTGAACATAAGGAGAAGAGAAATGAAATTTAAACAAAAACTAATTAAATTAGGCGCCTGCGAAGAAGCAATAAGATGGGTAGGAGACAGAACAATGGAAGAAGCCTTTAGGGACTGCCCCAGAGCCGACTGGATATTATGGGCTCACGAAAAATTCTTTCCGGAAAAGAAACGGGAAAGAGTATTAGCAGCAGCTCATTGTGCAAACACAGTACGACATTTAATGCAAGATGACAGAAGCAAAAAAGCTGTTGACACTGCAATCCGATATGGCGAAGGCAAAGCAACAGAGGAAGAGTTACAATTTGCTGCTGATGCTGCTGCCGAGGCTGCTGATTATGCTGCTGCTGCTTTTTCTTTTTTTACTGCTGATTATGCTGCTGCTGCTGCCGCTTATGCTGCTGCTGCTGATGCTGCTGCTTATGCTGCTGATGCTGCTGTTGATGGATCTGCTGATTATATTACACTAAAAGAAAGGTACCTACAGAAAACAGCAGATATTTGTAGAAAATATTTAGAATTTGAAAAGATAACTAAATAAAATTACAATAAGTTATGTTATGAAGGTGGTAAAATGACAATAAATAGAGATGGGCGTACGATAATAATAAAGCTATATGGAGGGCAATGCGACAAATCAGAAGACATAGCAAAATACATCGAATCAGAAACCAAAACTATACGCCTTCTCGACAAAAAAGGTGAGTTGATATATGAGGGGCAATTTATATGAAAGAATATTACAGAACTAAATTAGGGATACTATATTATGGTGACAATAAGTATCTTAATTATGATAATATAGATTTAATAGTTACAGATCCCCCTTATTTACAGAGCTGGGCCGGAGCCGGTTCGGTGGGTAAAAAATACTCATACCGAGAGAAGAAAATGAGAGAGATGAGCAATTTCAATCCGAAAAATTTTTTGGATAAAATTGAAAAATGTTTTAAATATAGTGTACTGAATATGTATATATGGTGCTCTTCGAAATTACTGTATGATTATATCGATTTTGCTAAGAAAAAAAATTATAATTATGATATACTTGTGTGGGGTAAGAATAATCCTATACCGTCATATAATAATTCTTATATGTCAGATATTGAATTTTGTGTATTTATAAGAGAGCCCGGAGCTTATTTCAGCAAGGAAAAGAATTATAATCAGTATCGTAAACTAATGATAGATAATGTTGCAAAAAATGAGTACAATTTTCCGACACAAAAATATTTATGGATGATAGAAAAAATGATAATGGTAAGCAGTAGGCCCGGAAATATGATATTAGACCCATTTTGCGGAACAGGTACAACCGCAGTAGCATGTGAAAGATTACGCCGCCGGTGGATAGCAATAGAAAAGGAGTAAGAAGATGACACAGTGTAAACAGATTAAAAAGCACTTACAAAAACACGGAAGCATAACACCGATTGACGCTTTAAAACTTTACGGCTGCTTCCGGCTCGGAGCTCGAATATACGAATTGCGACGTCAAATGTCAATAGAAACCGAAATGATTCGAGAAAATAATAAACGATTTGCTAAGTATGTATTGAAAAAATAACACACCTATTGAAAATAATCAACGTTTTTTGTATATATATTTAATATAAGGAGATGAAAGATGCTTGTTTATTATAATGAACGAAAAGAAAAATTTAAACAGCTTTCACACGAAGAGAAGAAAAATGAATTAAAAAAAATTGTAAAAGAGTGGAACGGATATAAAACAGAAAAAACTTTTCAATATTTTGAATATTGTATGCGAAGGCATGGCATTGAAACACAAAAACTTATAGAAAAAACAGAAGTAATATACTATATCGGAGAGTATGGAATTGAGGCCACTATCGATCCCGTTACTGCTATTGAGAACCAGCAGACTGGTAAATTAACACTATTTTTTACAGACCGCTCCGGCAAAATTTCTAAATGGAGTTGAATTATTTGAATAAAAAAAAGTCCGGCACAGTAATTGCTTGTGTAAAAGTACTTGAAGATACTATGAATATTATGATAAACTACCGCTATAAATCAGAAATAAAAATCTTAACCCTGACTGTATTTTTAAATTACTTGGCGGTAGTTTTCGTACAGTCGGGGTTTTTATTTTTAAGGGGACTGTATGGCACAGAAGAGAATGTTTAATAAGAGTATAACTAACAGCAGTAAATTTTTAATGATGCCGGCTTCGGCTCAATGTTTATATTTTCACTTATCTATGAATGCAGACGACGACGGATTTTGTGAACACTTTGCTATAATGAGAATGACAGATAGCAAACCGGACGATCTTCGAATATTACAATCAAAAAACTATATAAAAATATTTGATGAGCTTGTTTTGCTAATAACCGACTGGCAGGAAAATAATTATATACGAAAAGACCGATATAGTAAAAGTAAATACCTTGAAATTTATAAAGAGGAACTAAAAGAAATTATAAACAGTAGTCAAGCGGTAGACCATCTGGTATACCACGCGGGAGACAACAGGGATACACAGAATAGTATAGATAAGAATAGATTAGATAAGAATAGATTAGATAAGAGTAGTATTAATACTAAAGAATTACTTGCAACTTGGAATAATTTATCAGACAAATACGATAAACTCTCTTCTTTACGGGCAATAACAGAAAAGAGAAAAAAGAAAATCAGAACACGGATAAAAGAAAACTCTGACTTTATAGCAGAATTAAAGCAAGCAATAAATTTAATAGAGGATCAAGAATTTTTAAGAGGCGAAAATGATTATGGCTGGGTTGTAAGTTTTGATTGGCTGATTAGCAACGATACTAATTATATTAAAGTGCTTGAGGGAAAGTATATTAATAAAAAAGAACAAGACGATTATCAATCCGGCGGCGAGAAGTTTGAGGAATTTTTAAATAAATTAGAAGAGAAAGAAAATGAACTGTAATAAATGCAAATACAAAGATGTATGTATTGACGGGATGATAATAAATGAAAACCGGATGTGTACAAAATATATGAAAAAGCAGGAATATAAAAGTATACTTAAAACTATTCCGAAAAGATACAAAGATGCAGATATAAGTAAAACTTTGATTAAAGATACTACAAAATCTTATTATCTGTTTGGGTCGCCTGGAATCGGAAAAACCTACACGGCTTTTGCTTTGCTAAAAAAAATATATGGATATTATATAAACGAGAGGGATTTATTTTTAAATATTTATGGCAAGGATTATCGTGAAAGTCAAGTATATCTTTCAGAAATAATCGAAAAAGAAAAATTATATATTGATGATATAGCAGCAAAACCGTTAAATGAAAATAGAGTTGACATATATGATATAATCATTGACAAAAGATACGTAAATAATTATCAAACTGTATATATATCGAATTACTCTTTGTTAGAATTAACGAATAGAATAAAAAAAATAAATAAACTATCCGCTGAAAAAATATCCGGCAGAATAAATGAAAGCTGCAAAATATTGAAAATTGACGGGGAAAACAGGAGAATAAAATGAAATTTAAACAAAAACTAATTAAAATAAAGGCATGCGAAGAAGCAATAAAATGGGTAGGAGATAGGACAATGAAAGAAGCATTCAGAGACTGCCCCAGAGCCGACTGGATATTATGGGCTCACGAAAAATTCTTTCCGGAAAAGAAACGGGAAAGAATATTAGCCGCCGCTCATTGTGCAAATACAATACGGCATTTAATGCAAGATGACAGAAGCAAAAAAGCTGTAGATACTGCAATAGCATACGGAGAAGGCAAAGCTACAGAGGAAGAGTTACAATTTGCTGCTTATGCTGCTGCTGATGCTGCTTATGCTGCTGCTGCTGATGCTTATGCTTATGCTTATGCTGCTGATGCTGATGCCGCTTATGCTTATGCTGCTGCTGCTGATGCCGCTTATGCTGCTGCTGATGCTGCTGATGATGCTGATTATGCTGCTGGTGGCAAAAAAGAAAATCAGAAAAAGACAGCTGATATCTGTAGAAAATATCTTAAAATATAAGGAGGCGAGAAATGAAATTTAAACAAAAACTAATTAAATTAGTCGCCTGCGAAGAAGCTGTCGAGTGGGTAGGAGACAGAACAATGGAAGAAGCATTCAGGGATTGCCCCCGAGGAGACTGGATATTATGGGCTCACGAAAAATTCTTTCCGGAAAAGAAACGGGAAAGAGTATTAGCTGCAGCTCATTGCGCAAATACAATACGGCATTTAATGAAAGATGAAAGAAGTAAAAAAGCTGTAGATACTGCAATAGCATACGGAGAAGGCAAAGCTACAGAGGAAGAGTTACAATTTGCTGCTGATGCTGCTGATGCTGCTGCTGCTGCTGCTTATGCTGATGCTGCTGCTTATGCTGATGCTGCTTATGTTGATGCTGATGCTGATGCTTATGCTGCTTATGCTGATGCTGCTGCTGCTGATGCTGCTTTTTTTGCTGCTGCTTATGCTTATGCTGCTGGTGCTGATGCTGGTGACAAAAAAGAAAATCAGAAAAAGACAGCTGATATCTGCCGAAAATATTTAAAAATAGGAGAAAAATATGGGTAAAAATAAAGTAGAGATGAAAGCAAAAAAATTAAAGAACAGAAGAGTAATGCTTGGAATTAGACCGGATGGAGATTGGCAGATAGTTTTTAAACGACTACCTACAGAAAAAGAAAAAGTAAACGGCGAAAGAATACATGAAACTTCTATACGGTTGTCGCCGGAAGCCATGGATGCTTTATTTCAGCTATATAAAATTTGTATAAAGGATATAATTAAAGAAGCAACAAATAACATCCCGCATAAGCTCGAAAATATGATACACTATCAGGAAAATTTAAGAGGGATAAATGAAAAAATATAAAGTTGTATACAGCAAAAAACAAAATGAATGGCAAATAAAAAAAGGCAGAAAACTAGTAGGATGGGGATTTGAAACAGAAGAACAAGCAAAAAGACAAATTAAAATATTTAGAAAATTGAGGAATAAATGAAATATAAAGAATATAAAATCGATAGAGTAAAAGAACATAATATAAATGTATATCCGCAATACGTCTGCTACGAAGCCGGGAAAATTATAATTGTATTAAATGAAAATCTACTGAAAAAGGGCGACAAAGTAAAAGTAACTTTCGACAATAATAAAGAAATTAAAAATTTGTGGATAAATGAGAAATTGAGCAAAAAGAAGGAGAAAATATTTTGGATAAAATAAATAAGCAGATAGAAAATTTAAAAGAAAATAAGCAGGATTTTGAATGGTATCCGACAACACGTGAGATGATTGAAATTGTATATAAAGATTTATCTAAAGATACAAAATATGGTTTTTTTTGGGATAATTTTTCACTTATGGATATAGGTGCGGGGGATGGAAATGTATTTAAAATTATAGAGGAGTTAAGGAATAAGGATATCGAAGATGATAAGGAATGGCATATAGAGAGAAAATATGCTATTGAAAAATCGGATATTCTTATACAGCAGCTTTCCGAAGAGATAATCGTAGTAGGAACAGATTTTTACCAGCAATCATTAATCGACAAAAAAACAGATATTGTATTTTGTAACCCGCCGTATAGCGAGTATCAAGCGTGGACAACAAAAATAATAAGAGAAGCTAACTGTGATTATATTTACTTAATTATTCCTGTAAGATGGAGAAATAACAAAGAGATTAAAAAAGCTATTAAAGACAGAATATCAGTTTTTGATGGAGAATACGAAATATTAGAAACGTTAGATTTTATAAATTCAGAGTACAGAAAAGCACGGGCAAAAGTTGACATTGTAAAAATTAGACTAAAAAGTAGATCACGGGACCCGTTTGAAGTATGGTTTGATCGTTTTTTCAAAATCAATGCTGATTCTATTGAGCATACTGAAACTGAATATAAAGAAAAACAGAAAAAAATAAATGATATAATATCGAAAGGAGAATTTGTCAAAGAGTTAGTTAAATTATACGATAATGATCTACAGAAGCTATTAAAAACCTTCAAAAGTTTAGAAAATATAGACTATAATATAATGAAGGAGCTGGGCGTAAATATTGAAAATGTAAAAAAATCTCTTCAGGAAAGAATTGCCGGATTAAAAAATTTTTACTGGAAAGAATTATTTGATAAGTTGGATAAAATTAAAAACAGATTAACATCAAAAAGCAGAGATAGGTTAATGAGTGTTTTATTACGTAACGTCAATATAGATTTTACTGAAAAAAATATATATGCTATACTAATATGGATTATTAAAAACGCTAATAGATACCTTGACAATCAGATAAAAGAAATGTATTTTGAAATGACAGAGAAGGATAACGTAATAGCATATAAGTCAAATATTCATTTTATCAAAGATAAGTGGCGTTACAATCAGCAGAAAGAAATGAGAAACTACAAACTTGATTATCGGCTTGTATTTCAAAGATATAATAATTTCAATTCTGATAAATTTGGAGACTATCAATACCCGAACGGATTATATAAAGATACTCACGAATTCATAAACGATATATGTACAATCGGATATAATTTAGGATTTGAAAGGATTGACAGTTCTTTTAACTTTCAATGGAAACCGGGGAAAGAAAAAGAATTTTATTATCATAAAAATGGGAAGACTGAAATATTTATGAAAGTTCGGTGTTATAAAAACGGGAATGTACATTGTAAATTTAATAAAGAATTTATAAAAAAGTTAAATATAAGAATGGCTAAACTATGCGGGTGGATAAAAAATGAAGCTGAAGCGAGAAAAGAGCTTGAATTGAGTCAAGACGATATAGATAAATATTATTATGAAAAGCCGAAATATTTTGAGATAAAAAGCAAAATTAAATTATTAGAATAAAACTGTTTTACTAAAATTATTATGTTAAACGAAGGAGAAGTGAATGTATTTATTATATTTAGATATCGAAACGACCGGAATTAATCACTGTAAAAACGACATACTCGAAATATCGTATTTACTTGAGGATTATTTAGAAGACAGAGTACTATTATTCCGAACCCGCCGGGCAAAAATAGAAAATTCCTTAAATATCGATTCTGCAGCTATGGAAATAAATAAATTTGATAATTTTACTTCCGGCACCGACATAAGGGAAATTATGAAATGTTTGGTTGTAGATATTCAAAAATATTCGGATATTATTCCGGTAACTTGGAATGGACATCTTGACATTCCATTTATATATAAAGCAATGGACAGAATCGGTAAAAATTTATTCGATTATATTGACTACCACTTTTTTGACGGATCGGCATATTATCAAGGAAAAAACGTAAAAGCCGGGGAAAAACGTAAATATTCACTTGAATCAGTATACAAAAAAAATATAGGAGGAAATATAACTGAGTTCCATAACAGCAGAAATGATGTACTTGCTTTACGTGAAATAACTCATTATATATTTTCAAAATGACACTATTGATATTATTTATTATATGGATTTTGACAGTAACGTATATAGCAGTAAGAGCATACTTTTACAAAAAAGAAAAACATAAATATATTAAAAATATAAAGTATTATTTTTGAGGAATGTTATTTTGTCCATTTTGCGGGAAAAAAATAAAAAAACTTGACAACAGCAATAAAAATTAGTATATTATAATAACGCTTTTCTGAAAAAAAGCGAAGTACGTATAATTGTAGTTGTCGGACATTCGAGGAGGAATAAATGAAAGTACCCAAAATATTGTACAAAGCACAAAGGCAGTATCGTCATAATATAGGTGATGACACATTAATTAGCGGGTTTGATTTTGAGGAAACTATAAAAATTGTTAATGGCCTCCTCGAACGATCCGACAACAGCGATTATGAGGGAGACAAGCTCCTTAAATTGCCGAGTTGTTGTGCTAAAACAAAAGATTTGTGTAATAAGTGGGATTGGGGTTTGAAATATTGTCCAGTTTGTGGAAATGAACTCGGCAACTTCGCATAATCGCAAACGTTGTGTGAAAGATTTATCACATAAGAGAATTTATGAATTTGAAAATAAAAAGAATTTTGAATGGAAATGATTTACCTTTAAGGGTTTGTTTTTGCCATTCCGGAAGTGTCTTTTTCGGGAAGTATTGTCCCTACTGCGGGCACGATACTGCAACCTACGGAGCATTTTTTGTTTACCCGGGGCAAATTCTTAAGGTATTTTTTTTGTTTTTAAAAACACTTTTGAAAATGTGGCAAGTCCATCGTACAACAGCAAATAAACGAAATTAAAACATTGCTTATTTGCGGACGTTTTCAGAAATCACGGTTTAAAATATAAAATAAGGAGTTATCAATGGTAATATCAAGAAAGCAATCAGACAGTATGTTAAAGGCGGCAAAGCCCCTTATAAAATGGCTCAATAAAAATGGTCACCCTCATTGCAAAATAATCGTAACAACAGACAGTGCTGAACTTAAAGAGGGTGTGGCAATCGTAAAAACGGAAGAGTTTATAAAAGACTAAACCGTGACTATCTGACAACAGCAGTTATGAGACTTCGCAATCATAGATTGCTCCGTCCAAATCGGCTAAAGCCGACTTCTCATAACTGCGAACGTTATACAATATTTATTTTTAAAGAGGTGATTTTATGACATACAAAGAAAGTTATCAAAAATGTAAAACTCTTGAGGATTTGCGACAAGAAGTATCACACGATATTACTTATGCGGAAATGGTGAATCCAGATAGAATAAAACATATTGTTTATGCTTGTGAGGAAGTCGCAAATGAAAAATTCGGTGAAGAAAAAATAAACATCTGTTCGCAGGACGTTGTGTAACATTGGCAGGAGAAAAATAAATGGCAAATTTAACAGAAGAACAGAAAAATGAAGTTATCAATTTTATCGAAATAAATCTTCCAGAAGCAGTTGAAATTAAAATTGAAAATGGAGTAAAAACAGGATTTGTTTCTGATGAAAGTATAAATATTATTTATCAGTCCTATGCTTTCAGGTGTTGGTTATTATGCGCAAGATTTGAAGAATTGAAAAACAGAATATTATTAAATTTGCCATTTATAGGTAAGTTAATTGATAAAAACAAAATACCTGCCAACGTCATACAACAGCGACTATCCGACATTAAAACGTCAGATAGTCGCAAACGTTGTACGACATTATTGGCCCTATAAGGAGGAATTATGAATATTAACGAAATGAGTAAAAAGGATTTTGAACAATTGCCATGCCGCAAGTGGAATGAAGATATAGGAGAATTTGACTCTTTAGTAATTTTGCCGGGCCGGGCTAAACCACTTCATGGCAGCGGATACCGATTGATGGACTTTGTTGCAGTCCGTTCTGACAAGGCAATTTGTCGTTTATCTGGGTGCAGTGATGTAATACACATTAACGGTATTGGTGGTTATGGTGATTTGTATTCAAGCCCACTTCCTAAAACATTGCCTGTTATGTCATGGAATATCGATTGTTTACCAAAGAGCGGACTTCTCAGGTTATGGTGTGTCGGTTATGAGTTACACGCCCGCCCGGCCTTAAGTTCTTTTGAAATCATAGCCAAGAGGCAGGCCAATAACGATCGTACAACAGCAAATAAATGAAATTAAAACTTCGGTTATCCGCAAACGTTGTACGCAATAACAAAACAAGGAGATTAAACATGTTAAAAAAAATATATAGAACAATTATGAAAATATCACCTATTATATGGGGGCATCATTCACGTTATTCGTTCGGGTTTTATTTGTTACCGATATTTAGAAAAACATTAGGCTTTGTTCAGTTTGGTAAAACATGGTGTGTTCATAAAAAAGGCTTTTTAATAATCGATGAAAAACCAAATGATAATATTTCACCATTTTCTTACAGATGGGGATTTAAAATTGTTAATACGAATGAACTTCATAATTGTTCTTGGACAGGGAAATATTGAATGTTTTGTTACAGCGTACAACAACGGCTATACGGCTACGCTTACGCTTCGCCCAAATTGGATTCGCCAACTTCGTATAGCCGTGGACGTTGTGCGAAAGTTAAACTTTTAGGAGATAAAATATGAAATTGTTTCAATGCCCGAATCCAAGGTGTCGGTATCTTATTCCAGAAATTGAAAGAAATAATGCAATTATAGATTTTCCTTGTCCACGTTGTGGGAAGACAACAATTTCATACTTTTACGAAAGTAAAAAGTTTAACCATCGCACAACAGCGAATGTACGGTTCGGCTGGATTACCAGCCTCACCCAAATTATGCTTCGCATAACTTCGTACATCCGCAAACGTTGTGTGAAATTACTCGGCTTAAATAAAATAAAAGGAGGCTCAAAATGAGCAAAGAAACATTTTTAATTAAAGACATCGACACAAAGGTACTCTTACATGAGATATTGCGTAGAAGCGTAAAAAATGACAATCACGAAGGAGACGAAAAACTTTTTGTCTGTGATGATATGTTAGCACCAACAAAAATTAAACATATTATTGAACATTTTGAGGTTATTGTGGGCATAGGCAAAGACAATTACGCAAAAATATACCTTACGTCAGATGATGTAAAGGCGTTGAATAAATTGCTTGAAAATAAAGAAGCCGAGTAACTATCACACAACAGCGATTATAACGCCATTAAAACATTGCTTATTTGCGGACGTTTTCAGAAATATTTTAAAGGAGAAATGATTATGGAAACTACTGAAGAAGCAATAAAGTGTTTATGGAAAGCAATAGATTATATTGAAAGAGAGTCATCTGATAACCTTGATTATGTTTATGGTGTTTGTCCAGACTTTGATACATTAACTCAAGCAATGGTCAAAATAAAAGATGAATTAAATGAGAATAGAACCAAAGAAAACAGATTATATTAAATAATAAAAAGATTTTTAAAGAAATATAAATGAGCTTGCAAGAGAAAACTTTATTCAATTTTGTTGACAAAGAAAAAAATGCTATACAAATTATACAAGATTTAGAGCCGCCTGAAGGGTATTACCTTGCTTTCAGTGGTGGAAAAGACAGTATTGTATTATATGATATAGTTAAAAGGGCTGGAGTAAAATTTGATGGACATCATTCTCTTACAACGATAGATCCTCCGGAAGTGATATATTTTATGAAGAAAAATTATACAAATATTACAATAGATAGACCTGAAATACCTTTTTTAATTCGTTTATCTGAAAAGGGTTTTCCTCTTAGGCAAGCAAGGTGGTGTTGTTCAGAATATAAAGAGACCGGTGGAGGTGGAAGATTAGTTATAACAGGAATAAGAAAAGCTGAAAGCAATAAACGTGCTGGAAGAAAACAGGTAGAATTTTGCATAAAAGATAAAACCAAAAGGTATTTACATCCAATTATAGATTTTACAGATGACGATGTCTGGGAATATATAAATAAATATAATTTGAAATATTGCAAACTTTACGATAAAGGATATAAGCGAATAGGTTGTTTATTTTGTCCTATGAAACCGAAGAGAGAGAGAGAGAGAGAGACGAAAGAATATCCTGTCTATACTAAAAATTTTATTAAAGCGTTTAACCGGTTATATGAAAATAAAAAAGACAGCTGGAATATGGAAAAATGGGAAAACGGAGAAGATATGTTTTGGTGGTGGATAAGAGAAAAGAAAACAAGCAAAACTTTACCAGACCAGACAATTCTTTTCGAATAAAATATATGAATGAAAATAGATTAATACAAAATATAAGAGATAACTATAGAGATGATAAGAATATTGACATAGTAGGTTATTGTTTTAGATTAGAAGATATAATAAAATTAATATATATACACAGTGAAAGCAATATAAAAAAATATATTGAAAAATTAATTAAGGAATAAAAAATTGAATAGCTGTATTGATTGCATACATTTTCGAAGGAAGTCCGGAAAAACCTGGTGTGAGGTGTTAGTAAAAGAATTTATGAGTGATGATTGGGAAAGAGTATACGAGGCTTATAAAGAGGATGATCCACTTAAGTGCCCATACGCTTTTTATATAAATGCGATATGAAAGAATATTATGAAACTGATATAGGAGTGCTGTAAAGAATTATTTAAGGAATAAAAAATTGAGGAGAACAAATGAAATCGACAAAATTACCAGCATATTATTTAAACGGAACTCTTAAAATAAAAGAAACTTCAGATATGACATCGAATGAAAGATTATTCTGTAGAATGTTTAATTCCGGATTTGAACTTAAAAAAATACAAAACTACATAGGAATTGGAGAAGAAGAAATGAAAGAGATTATCGACAAAACGGGGATAAGAGATATATGAAAAGAGTATATAAATTAATGCTTTGTAATAAAAATAAAGGAGGACAAAATGTCAAAATATTTAAAAGTAAAAAAGGAACGGGTTTTGGAAACAGCTAAACAGTGTGATGATGTTAAGAGGATTTTGAAAGGAATATTTCCTGATGCATTTGAAGATGAACCATTTCAGAGCAATGGAGTTAACATGACGGCTTCGTCGACCGGTGATTATATGACCGCTGACGATGCTCAAGGTATTTGTTGTATTAAAGACGGATATTTGTGCCTTATTAAACATGTCGATGTTCCTGGAATAAAAACTGACCACTTAGGGCGAATAAAACCACACCCGGGCTACTTATAATTTTAATAAATAAAGAAAATAAGAGATTAAAAAAAGAACTGCGCGGAGCTAACAAGCAAAATGAGAAATTATGGGATATGGTAAATAAGGAGAATATATGAAAAACATACCGGATAAAATTTATTTACAAATAGGAAAAGATGTCGAAGAAGATGCTGACTTTGACAACCTTGTAGGATCAGCGGATATATCGTGGTGTGAAGATAGAATATATAAAAACGATATTGAATATGCAAGGATAAAATGAATAAAGAAGAGCGAAGAGAAATATTCAAAAGAGACGGTTATATATGTCAAAGATGTTCCTGCAGGGCTACAGAATTAGCTCACAGAATAGCAAATACAAAAAGCAATCGTAAATATATAGCAAGATATTACTTAAGTTTATACGGTAAGTTTTTAAAAAAAGTAACCGTTAAAAAAATAATAAATCATAGGCAAAACGTAAAAGCATCTTGTCATTTGTGTAATTCCTACTTTAATATCGGAAATCAGCCAGTTAAAAGAAATAGACTTTTACGGAAAATTTTTGAGGAGATAAATGATAATTAAAGGACTCCCGAAAATCAGCTTAAATAAATGGTATTCCGGCACACACTGGTCAAAGCGAAAAAAAATAAAAGACGATTATTTATTAGTGCTAAAAAAATATTTTCCTAAAAAACTGAAAGGTATCTTTACGGTTGAATATAAATTTACATTTAAAAAATATCCGCTCGATGCTTCAAATTGTTCTGCAATGATAAAGTTGATTGAGGATTGTATATTTGAGAAAGACGGATATAAAGATATTCGAAATATATTAATAAGCAGCCGCAAAGGGAAAGAAGATAAAGTTGAAATATATATTTATACGCCTGCCTTTGACCCGATCGATTTTATAAAAAACACAAAGTAGATGATATATGAACGATAAAGATATAAAAAGCAAGGAATACAAAAAGGGCTACGCCGAAAGTAAGGAAAATGAGTTAATAAAAAAATTGATTAAATTGATTAAAAAAAACTTGACGATTGAAGGTTATATTATTATATTGCATATATGCAATATAATAACGCTTTTCTGAAAAAAAGAGAAGTACGTATAATTGTAGTTGTACGCAATTCATAAAGGAAAAACAAATGTCAAATATTAAAAATTGGATTTTATCAGTTTTTATAAAACATAAAAAACAAACGACATTTATTTATTGTAAATGTGGAAATGAAATGTGTTCAGATAATTCATTTATTTCTGATACATATGACGATAATGGTGATAATCACGTTAAATATAAATGTGAAGAATGCGGAATGGAAAGCGATTTTAATTTTGACATTGCTCCTGTTCCAATTAACTGAAATGAACTGCGTACAACAGCGGATATGAGGCTAGCTAATGATCGCCCAAATTGACCTGCGGTCAACTTCTCATATCCGCAAACGTTGTCGGACATTCGAGGAGGAATTATAATTAAACGATATGAGCTTGATTATGTCTGGAAATGGAAAAATCCAGATTTAAGTATTATTGAATTTGAAGAAGAAGATAGATTAACCGGATTTCGTTTATGCGATGATGGAGACTGGGTTGAATACGATGACATTAAACACCTCCTCGAACGCTCCGACAACAGCGACTATGCGACGGCTTCGCCTAAATTGCCGAGTTTAACAGATGTTTGTAATAATTGTGAAAGATTAGGTATAAAACCTAAACACATATTGCAAGTATATACAAGCATAAAAAAACTCGGCAACTTCTCATAGTCGCAAACGTTGTATGCAATTCAAACACTTTTTAATTAAAGGAGAAATATTATGAAAGATAAATTATTGGCACAAAAATATATTGAGCACGGTAACAAATACGGCTTTGCTTCTGCGGAGTGCATACTTAGTAAACATGTTCCAGACGGCGTTTTAGAGGGTAAATGTTATATGGTCCCAGATGAAAAACGCAAAGCCTTTGTTACTGAACTTAAAAAAGGGAGTGTGTTTGAACAGCGTACAACAGCGATTATACGACGCTAACGCCTAGCCCAAATTGGCTTCGCCAACTTAACATAAAAGGATAAAATAAAATATACTGAAAAGGGTTTAGTTAAAGGAGAACTAAATGAAAGTATTACATATTGATGATATTAAAAGGTTAAGTTTAGATAAACTTTTGAAAATTATTCCTAAAATAATACATTATGATAATAAAAGATATATTTTAGTAATAAAATATAATCATAATAAGGATTGTATTTTAAATTATGTGTTTGAGCCAGTAAGGTATACGGGAGAAACTCCAGATAAAGACTATTATTTTTCAAGTGGGGTTTATGCTGATAATATTAAAGATGGTATTCTTAAAACTATACATGATTTATTATATTATAATTCTAAAACAACAGGATTATATTCAAAAATTTATGATGGTGATAAAGATAAGTATTATTTTGAATTAACTAAAAATGAGAATGGTGAAATAGAAATAATAACTATGGAGGCTACTAATATAGATTTTTTACCTGAAAGAGAATTAAGATATTAATTTTAAAGCTGTTAAGTAATAAGTTTTGTCTAAGGAGTAATTATGAATTTTAATGAATGTAATGATTGTGGAGCGAAACTTTACACGGTATCAGAAAACTCAAATGGTGATAAAGTCTTAAACTGCACAAGGTGTAACAATGTTGTTAGGGAATACTCTACGACAAACAGCGTACAACAGCCGATAAACAAAATTAAAACTTCGTTTATCGGCAAACGTTGTATGAAATATTGATTTTTATTATTATTTGGAGGATAATATGTTAGAAGAAAAATATTATTGTGATGTATGTGGAAAAGAAGTTATTTCTTATGAAAGTACATCAAGGAAATCTCCATATATTGTAAGTATAGCATCTCAAGATGATCAGATACATGAAGTATGGACACTGAGAGATAAAATGGAATTATGCGGAGAATGTACAATGAAATTAGCAAGTTATTTGAATCGTGCATGCAAAAAAAATAAATTCAAATTTTTAGAACGTGATTATGGTTTATTAAATGAAAAATTATAATGTATTTGAATTATTATTGATAAGTAAAAATCAATACATCACACAACAGCAGTTATCAGAAATTAAAACTTCCGATAACTGCGAACGTTGTCGGAAATTGCAAAATTAAAGGAGTACAAAATGAAATTGAAAATAAGGTTTTATCAGGACGATACGTGGGAGGTTTATGATACAGAAACAGGTGAGCACAAATTCCATGGATCACTATCTGACTGTGAAGCGTACATAAGAATAGAGCGAAATAATCTATTTGGATAATTTTGCAACGATTTGACAACAACGATTATACGACGCTAACGCTCAATCGCCTGATGGCGACTGCGTATAATCGCAAACGTTGTATGACATTACCGCCGAAAGGAAACAAATATGCCAGATATAACAATGTGTAAAAATAATAATTGTCCTATGAAAAATGATTGTTATAGATATACAGCAATTCCAAACGCTTATCAATCATATTCATTGTTTGAATTTGATAAAAAATGTGATTACTTTATTAAAAGAATACAAGATGCAGGCAGTAACATCATACAACCAGTGAAAAAATAGCATATATTAAAGGAGAGAATATATGTATATAATAATAGCAACGCTTGAAATTTTGTTAATAATTGGAATAATAATAAGACAAAAGGAAATAGAGGAACAGATAAGGAAAATTAAAAATGAAATTAAGAAAAAAAATTAAATTATTATTAAATACGATAATACATCGACTATCGGCAAAGGAAAGATTTTACAATTTAGTATTATTTTTAATGATAATACGGGATCGACTATGAGAGAAAAAAGACTACATGAAATTGACGGTGAAATATTATTGATTATTGAAATGATTAATAGAATTATGGATATGATAGATTTAGATAATATTACTGATGCGGTTATTTACGCTGGACAAGTTCAGGAACTTTCAAAAAGCATAAAAAATAAACTTGACAAAATAGAAGTACACGATCAAGTTAAAAAAAATCTAACAGGAGATTAATATGTTTTATTTAGTATTATTAATATTGCTTGTACTTAATGTAAACACAAATATTGTTATTCCGGTTTACTTGTGGATTATAACAGGGGGGTTTATGTTAATTGAGACAATGTATCGGTTAGTATCTGCCGGAAGAAACTCAATAACATTTTCAAAAAGTGAAAGGGATAAGCTCGCAGAAGAAGTAAGCAAAATAATAAAGGAGAATTAGAAATGAAAAGTAAAACGATTGCCGGGGCGTCAGGACTCGGAGACGGAATATACCTTTATCCTGTCGTAAAATATTTAAAAGACAAATACTCCCTGACAGTAGCAACAAAATTTCCTGAAATTTATAAGCCGCTTAACGTAAAAACAAAAAAATATACAAAAAAAGTAGATATATACTGTAATTATATTGAAAGAAAATCTATACAAACTACAAATCAATTTTATGACATTTGTGTAGAAGCGGGTATACCGAGAGATATTCCTTTCGAAATTGATTACAAAAAGCAAGATATAAATATACCATCTGGCCAAAAAAAGATAATGGTAATTACAAGACCGTATACTCCCCTTCATTGGAAAAATCCTGAAAATCGAGTATGCGAACCTGATTATGAAAAAATGCAAGAATTTATTTTACGGCAAAAAAGAAAATATTATATTGTTCAGTTAGGTACATTTTCGCATTATGAACCATATAGATTTCATGGAATCGACCTTGACTTGACGGGAAAAACAAATTATCGTCAGTTGATGACAGTAATTGACAAATCAGATGCTGTAATTGGGCAGATTGGGTATGTTATAGCAGCAGCCGAAGCATTAAATAAAAAATGTATGATATTTTGGGCAAAAACAGGGCTTCTTTCAAATTTAGCCGGCGGATTTTATAAGTTTATTACTCCTCGAAAAATATTGACAAAAGATACTTCTTATTATGTTGTTGATAGTTGGGATTTGAACTATATACAGTTTATATTTCATAAACTTGAAACGGGGTCAATACAGGAAAAACAAGAGATTAAATTTAGCGATGAGGATAAACAAAAACAGGCATCTATTGAACGTAAAACTCATAGTAATCTAAATATAAAACTTGCATTGCGAAAGAGAGTAGGTTTTAAAGAATTATATGATTATATTCATGGGAAAAAAGTATTGATACTTGGTTCAGCTCCGAATTCAGAGAAGATGACAAGCAGGCAAATAAACGGACACGATATTGTAGTTCGAACAAATAATTACAAATTTTTTAATGATAATTATAAAATTGACATATACTATAGTTATTTTGGAAAAAATATAAAAAAACAACAGATGGAAATAATAAAAGACAAGGTAAAATATATAATGTGTAAATATCCGCTCGTAAACTGGAAAAAACATATACCCGGAAAGAGCGGATTTTGGGCGGACTGCATATATGACCGCTTGCCGTGGTTTCCGGTAAAATATTATATAGCTGAAGAAACGCATTTTATAGAAAATTTTAATTTAATTGACAACGTTCCAACAACGGGATTTTCGGCAATATGCGACATAATGAGATTTGAACCTGCGAAATTAAATATAGGCGGATTTGATTTTTTTAAAACTAAAGTACATAACATAAACGAAAAATGGCGAGGAAATGATGATGCTCACGTACCAGACAAAGAAAAAAAAATAGTAAAAAAATGGGTGAAAGAAAAAAAAATTCATAGGTGGTATAAGTGAGAGAAAGTTTAAAAATAGCAAAACAAAAATTTAAAGATAAAAAAGTTATAGCGATGGAAGTTGGCGTTAATTTTGGTGGAAATGCTTTAGAGATATATAATAATCTAAATATTGAAAAATTAATATTACTTGATAATTGGCAAGGGAAATATGCTAATAATTTACTAAAAGTAAATAAAACTTTTCCGGGGACAGATGTAATTATTATAAGAGGCATCTCTTTAAAAACAGATATAGTGAAATATTATAAATACGATTATATATATTTAGACAACAATCATTCGACAAAACACGTAATAAATGAACTTGATTATTATTTTCCGCTTGTAAAAAAAGGCGGAATTTTAGCAGGACACGACTATGACGAGAATAAAGATAGAGTAGCTTCTGCGGTTCAAAGTTTTTCAAATAATGTACAACATAAACAGAATACAGGAGAAACAGTCGGGGATTGGTGGCTTATAAAGGAGTAAAAAATGAAAGAAACAAGCAAATTATATAAGCAGAGATTAAAAGAAGGGCTTTTTAAATATTTGAAAGGAAACGGAATTGATATAGGTGGTGGAAACGATTGTTTAAAGGTTCAGAATGGAACAGTTGATAATTACGACAAAGTAGACGGTAATGCTCAATATATGAGTAACATAAAAGACAACATATACGATTTTGTTTATAGCAGTCATTGTCTTGAACATCTTAAAGACCCTGAAGAAGGAATATTAAATTGGTTAAGAATATTAAAGCCCGGCGGTTATTTATTTGTTGCCGTTCCGGATTACACTCTTTACGAAAAAGAAAAATTTCCACCGTCAATTTATAATCCGGATCATAAATGGGCTTTTACCCTGCGAAGATACAGAAGAAAAAAGGTAATAAATGTAAAGAGTTTTTTAAAAAACTTTGAAGTTGATATTTTATTTTATAGATTAAACGACACTAATTATGATTATAACAATCCGGAAGCTGACCAGACAAGGGATGCTGCTTCAGCACAGATAGAATTTTTATTGAGAAAAAAATGATACTTTTACCGAACCATAAAATTTATTTTATACATATACCCAAAAACGGGGGCGGTGCTTTATTAGATTATCTACGAAAAATAAATATTGAATACTTTTTTCATAGAGGAACACATCACAAAATAACCCTTGACGATTATAAGAAATATCAGGACTGGAATAAAGTAGCAATAATAAGAAATACATATGAAAGAATAGTAAGTTTATTTAGATTTCGTGAGATAACAGGACATATAAATAATGAAAAGTATAAAGATTTTGAGGACTTTGTTTTTAATGCTTATGATAAAGAATCTGTATTTCGTCAATTAGATTATATTTGTATTAACGGAAATATATTAACTGATACATTATTGATTTATTCAAAAACAGAATTAAGTAAAAAAATAAAAGAATTGTTGTGTACAAAGACGGACTTGAATAGAAACGAAAATACTCATTATTACGGAGAATACGATTGGCGAGAGTACTACACGGAAAAAGCGAGACAAGAAATTTATGAATATTGCGAAAGTGAAATAAAATATTTCGGATTTAAGTTTGCTGAGGGTAAAAATGAACTATAAAAGAAAAAGTTGGTTATTATTTATTTTGTTTGGAATGTTAACCTTATATCCTGCAATCTGGGGTATATTTATACAAAGTCGCTCATTTTTAATTTTTAATTTTATTCTTTATATTATTTTTGCGGTTATATTTATTTGTTTAGGGGTTAGGTTAATAAAAATATACAAAGAACAAATTGATAAAGAGGAGAAAAAAAAAGAATGGTTAAAAAAAAATATAAATAAAGAAGAGATTAATACCGAAATAAAATCCTATATATTTCCGATAAAAGAAGATATAAGAAATTTGCGATCAAGCATTAATAAAATAGAAAATCGTGTTATCTGTAAATACCATAGTTGGCAGGAAGAATATGACTGGGAACCAGAAGATGATGATTATGGATACGAAACTGGATTTGATAAACCGGTTTTTTATGGATATAGATGTAAAAAATGTGGACTATTTTCGGAAACTAAAGAGCAAACTATATATGAAGAACTAAAAAAAGAAATTGATAAAATAAAACAAGACATATGTAAACACGCTGAATATGAATATTATAAGGAGGAAAATAATGGCTGATAGTTGGGATAATTATCAAAGCATTATTGCGAATAAAGAACAAATTAGAGAAAATAAAGTAAAAATAGATAAGATTTTAGATATATTAAAAAATCAAGCCAGCTATTTAATTGAAAAAGAAATTATTGATCCGAAAAAAGAATATAAAGTAGAGCCTGAAAAAAAAATAGAATATTATAAAAAGTGTACAGAATGCGGGAAAAAAATAAAAATGGAAGCAGAAAAGTGGCTTGATGAAAAATACAAACATGATAAGAAAAAATTTAAGGAGCAATTATGAGACAAGGTAAAGCGTGGGGCTGGAATAGACCGATAATAAGCAATTCGTTTATTATACTTAATGATATATATGTCAAGCCCGGCGGTTACTGCAGTAAACACGTACACAATTTCCGAAATAATATATTTTTTGTATTAAAAGGAACTCTTGAAATATCGATATGGAAGAATGATTACGAATTAGTTGATAAAACAAAATTAAAGAAATTTCAGACTACAGTAGTAAAACCGAAAGAATATCATCAATTTTTTTCAGATACAGGTTGCAGGGCATTAGAACTTTATTATTTAGACGGAATTAAAAAGAATGATATAATCAGAGAATCTGTTGGCGGGATAAAATGATATCATTGCTATGCGGGAAATGAGAGATAATGGAAAAGAATAACAGAGTTATAGTACTTGGAACAGGATCATCGTTAACTAAAATGAACCCGGTCGAAATCGACCAGTTTCATAGTGTTGGCGTAAATAGAATATATAAGTACTACGATCCGGATGTATATATCGATCTTCAAAATCATAGTAAAGGCTGGAATAAATGGGATTATGACGGAAACGGACTAAAAATAACAGGGACGTATAATTTTAGGGAGTTTGGAAAGTATGATATATATGTTAACTTTACTGGTTGGCCGGGACATTTTTATAAAGATATGCCATCCTACAGCAAAACGAGTACATTTTTTGCCTTATGGTATGCGTATTCATTACGCCCGCCCGAAATAAATCTATTAGGAATAGATTTTAGCAAAGGGAAAAATGGGGAAGTTGACTTTACAGGCAATACAAAAGCAAGAGATAGTCAAGTATATTTGCGAAACGAAGAGACAGTATATGAAGAGATTGACGCTTATCGAAAAGCTATAAAGATAATTGAAAATGAAGGAATAAAAGTAAATAATTTAAGTGAAATAAGTAGGATATAAAAAAAAATAACATTAAAGGAGAAATTTATGATTTTAGGAATAGCTATATTTATAATATTTTTTTCTATTACATTTATACTTGTAAAAAATACCATATATGAAGACGAAGTTTTTTCTGTGGGAATTGTTTTAACGATTGTTATGCCACTGTTTGTTGTGTTTGGTATCGGATTATTTTTTAGTGAAGAATATTTCAAAACAGATTTCAAACCAGAAAAGACGTATGATATAATAAATATAAAAGATATAAATTCAGTTAGTGGTAATTTTTTTCTTGGATCTGGAAGTATAAACGGAACCATGAAGTATATTTTTTACTATAAAGAGAAAGAATATATAAAATTAAAACAAATAGATTATAGAGATGCTGTAATTAGATATAGTAAAAAGCCGAAAGTTACTAAATGGAAAAGTGATTTTAAATGGGTATGGTATTATAAAGAAAGTAAAACATATTATGAAATAAATATTCCGGAAGGAACAATTAAACAAAACTATATTTTAGACGGAGAATAAAAGAGGGAAAATATGATATTTAAAATATTAAAAGAATTTATTATACTTAATATAATAAAATTAAAAAAATGGTTGTGTATACATAAAAATCATATTTTAGAATTGATTATTTCATCGATTATAATAATTTTAGTTGTTCCTGTAGTGTTGGGAAACTTATTTGCTATGGGATTGTCGATATTTTTATATTGGACATGTTTTGTTTTAATAATTATGATTTCATTTTTCTCGTTTATCAGACCATTTTGTTTATGGGTTTATGAGAACTGGAAACAGGCAAAGGAAAATTTATCGTTATAAAGGGAATAAAAAAAGACAGCAGTTATCCCGGCAAGAATAAACTTAAAACAAGACTTATTAAAAGCAATAATATGATATTTGTATTAATATTATCAATGATAATTTGTTTTATTTATTGTATTACTATTAAATTGGTATGAATATTGCTTGTCATTTAGTATGCCGATACCGAAACCGAGAAAATCAGAAAGCAAGGAAAGATTTTTAGCAAGATGTATGGGAAACCCTGTTATGGAAAAAGAATACAAAGACGAGGAACAGAGATATGCAGTCTGCAATCAACAATGGAAAGAGAAAAATGAATAAAGACTTAAAATATATTCAGCAGGAATTAAACGAAATAAACGATCGTCTTGACAATATAGAAAATAAAATAAGAACGAATAACGATAGATTATATGTAAGTGAAAAAATGTTAAATTTAACATATGATTTAAAAAAAGGAAAATATATAGAAAAGGAGATTAATTATGGCAAAACGCGGTAATGCGGGAAGAGGAAAAAGAGGTGCGTGTGGCGGTCCAAGACGTAGAGATGGAAGTGGAAGAGGCAGGGGGAATTACGGAACTAAAAGACAGCCAAGGAGAAAATAAATGGAAAAAGATAAAATAAAATCAATTAACGTGGAAATTAACGGAAAGATAATTGAATTAAATATTAAAGAAGCTAAAGAATTATTTATTTCATTAGCGGGAATTTTTAAAAAGGATTTGAACTATATCCCGACAATACCGCAAGAACAAAATAACTTTAAACCAACTCGAAAACAGAATTGACAATATAGAGCATAAACAAACGGAAATAGAAAATAGAATTGACAATATAGAAAATAAAAGACTTGACGGAGCAGTATAAATTGATTATATTAAAAATAAAAGGAGAAAATAATGATTTATACACCGTCAGGTAAAGCAAGAGAATACAGTCCGTTAGCACTAAATTTATATACCGGTTGTAATTTTGGCTGCAAGTATTGTTATGCACCTCGAATAAGAAGAAAAACAAGAGAGGATTATAATACAGTAGTACAACGGAAAGAAATAATAAAAAAAGTAAAGAAAAGTGCTGAAAAACATAAAAACTCATCTGAGCCTGTATTACTTTGTTTTATGCATGATCCATATTTAGACATGGAAATTGAGGAGGAAATAACAAAAAAAACACTTGAAATATTTTTAGAAAAAAAAATACCTGTGTCAATACTTTCAAAGGCAGGAACAAAGGTATTGCGAGATATAGATTTATTTAAAAAATTCGGAAAGTCAATACAGGTAGGAGCGACACTAACTTTTATAAACCCAAAAGATCATATAGAATGGGAACCGAACTCAGCAACTCCGGAAAACAGAATATATGCTTTACAAAAATTAAAAAAGAACGGCATAAGAACCTGGGCGAGCTTTGAGCCGGTTATAGACATTAATCAATCATTAGAACTTATTAAGAGGACAGTAGATTTTGTTGACGTATACAAGGTAGGAAAACTAAATAACTATAAAGGAATAGATAAAAAAATAAATTGGTCTGATTTTTTATCGGATGTAGTAAATATATTAAGAAGAGAAGATAAACGGTTTTATATTAAAAAGGATTTACGGGAGGCAGCTCCTGATATAAGGCTGTATGGAAATGAAGTATTAATGGACGAGCATAACCCAGAGCCATTTGAGGAGTATAAATTATTTTAAATAAGATAAAATTATTTGACATAGAAATAGATATTAAAGAAACCGATGGATTTTATAACAGTCAGTTAGGTCAAAGCCACTACGCAAGAAGCAGTATATTAATAAAAAGAGGGCTTAAAAAAGATCTTGCTGAAAATACTTTATTTCACGAAATATTACATGTGTTAGATGGACATCTTGGAATAGAATTATCGGAAGAAAAAATATGTTCATTATCAGCTGGAATATTAACAGTATTAAAAGATAATAAAAAATTAAGAGACTTTTTATTTAGTGACTAATTTTTTTTGCCCAGTAATTGTAATGATTACAAATAAGTAATAGATACATATATGAATAAAATACAAATAGAAAACAGAAGCAATTTACCAACCATAAACTATAAAAAGCTAAAAGACTTTCAGGGTAACTTAAAAAAATTGTCTGAAGAGAATCTAAATAAACTAAAAAACGCTATTGTCAAATACGGATTCACTTTTCCAAAAGCTGTATGGATAAATGAAGAAAACTATTATATTATAGACGGACATCAAACGAAAACAGCGTTAGCAGCACTTGAGAAGGAAGGGTGGGAGATACCCAAAATACCATATTATGAGGTAAAGGCAGAAAACAGAAAGGAAGCTAAAAAGAAGTTGTTATTAATTAATAGTAGTTTTGGACAGTATAGTAAAGAAGGCATAGAAAACTTTATTGATGATATAGATTTTGAGGAGTTTGTTTCTGACTTTAATTTTAATGAAATTGAATTTGATTTTTTAAGCGACATAGATGACGAAATAGAAGAAAAAGAGCTACAAGAATATGAAAAAGTACATTTTTTAATATCAATAGATTTAGAAAACATAATGACAATAAAAAAAATAAAAGATTTTTTAACAAAGAATGAAATAAATTATGAGCAATCAGCAAACTGACAATAGTTATTTTTTAAAAAAGGTAGAGATTAGAAAAAAGTTTTTACCTCAAAAAAATAAAATTAATGTATTAGATTGTTACGCCGGAAAGGGATTAATCTGGAATAATATTAAAAAAATAAAAAATATAAATGTAATATCTATAGATAAAAAAAAGAACAAAAACATTGATTTAGTAGGTGATAATCGTAAATATTTAAAAAAGATAAACTTAAACGAATTTGATATAATTGATTTAGATGCATATGGAATGCCCGACGAGCAATTAGACATAATAATGAATAAGAGTTATGAAGGTATAATTTTTATTACTTTTATAAGTATAAGTTTTGGAAGGTTATCGAATAATATATTATGTTCACTTGGTTATACAAAAAATATGATTAAAAAGTGTCCTACTTTGTTTAGTAAAAATAATTTTACAAAGTTTTGTTATTTTCTCAGGAAAAAAGGAATAAAAAAAATATATTATGTTAGTGTTGTACATGGAGGAACACAGAAATATTATATATATACTAATACTAAAAATTATAAAAAGCAGGTATAAAAGCAGGTATTATGGCAGAATTTCCGAATAAAAATACACAGTTTAAAAAAGGTGAATCCGGCAATCCTAAAGGCTACCCGAAAGGCAAGAAAAACTTTAAAACGCTTTTTTACAAGGCAATAAGCAAAATAGCTGAACAAAAAGATATTGATCCTGAAAGTGTCGAAGTACAGCTTATATTACAGGCAATTAAAAAAGCGAATAAGGGCAGCTATCAATTTTATAAAGATGTAATGGATAGAGTATACGGCAAAGCAGTAGACAACCAGAAAATAGAACATGATTTTTCAGGGTACAACATTAAAATAGAAAAAAATGGGAAAATTGAAAGATATAACGATTAATGATGAAAACTTTAATTCTGTTTATTTGCCGTATTTAAGAAACAATAATTTTATAGAAATATATTATGGAGGTTCAAGTTCAGGAAAAAGTCATTTTGTAAGTCAAAAAAACTTACTGAAAATACTTAGTAATCCTGAAAGAAATTTTTTATGTACTCGTAAGGTCGGAGACACAGTAAAAGAAAGCTGTTATAATGAGATACTTGGCCGAATAAAAGAATGGGGTCTTTACAAAGATTTTAAAGCGACAGTAAGGCCGCTAAAAATAATAAACAAAATTCACGGAAACGGGTTTTATTTTCGAGGGTTAGATGACTCAGAAAAAATAAAATCAATTAAACCTGATAAAGGAATAATAACAGATATATGGGTCGAAGAAGCCACAGAAATTTCTAAGAAAGATTTAGAACAATTAAAAAAACGGTTAAGAGGTAAAACAAAAAAGAAAATATTTAAGCAAATATCAATGACATTTAATCCGATATATGCGACTCACTGGATTAAGAAAGAGTTATTTGATAAAAATCTTGATTATGTTTCTGTATTAAAAACAACGTATAAAGATAACAAGTTTCTTACTGATCAAGATATATGGAATTTGGAAAACACTACAGACGATAAATATTATAACGATGTTTATCTTTATGGAAATTGGGGTGTTCTTGGAAACTTAATTTATACAAATTATGAAGTTAAACCCGTTAAATATCATATTAAAGATTTTGATTATTTTGCTTATGGGGTTGATTTTGGATTCACTAATCCTTCGGCAATAATCGGAGTAGGTATAAAGGATGACAAAGTATATATAAAAAGTGAAATATATAAAAACAAGTTAACAAATAGCGAATTAATACAAAAATGCGAAATATTAGATAAAACTAAAACGTTATTATGCGACTCAGCAGAACCTGATAGAATTAAGGAATTTAAACGGGCTGGTTTTAATGCAAGGGCTGTAAAGAAAAATAAGAACTCAGTTAAGCATGGAATTGATTGGTTATTATCAAAAAAAATAATAATTGACCCTGCTTGCCAGAACGTAATAAATGAGATACAGCAGTATAAGCGAAAAGAGAATAAAGACGGTGAAGCACTCGAAGAGCCGCTGCCAATTAATGATCATGCTATGGATGCTATACGATATTCAATAGACGATCTAAGAACACAAAACGAAGTCAAATTTTACGATTACAATGAAATATTTTGAGGAGTAGATATGAAAAGAGAAAACAAGATGACAGAATTACAGACTAATAAATACTATAATATCGTACACAAAGAGTATATTGAAACGGGAGAATTATCTGACGATACTATTAGAGCATTAATAAACGACCATGAACATGAACTCGAACGTATACAAAACCGAATGGGACGTTTTAAAAACAAGAGAGAAAACGGAGTTCCAATATTTGAAAGAAATTTGGTTATAAGAGGGAAAAATTATGATGATCAAGACCCCTGGATTGACAGAAAAATAAATATTGACTACTTTTCAAAACTTATCAATATTAAGCGAGGTTTTATTTTCGGAAAACCGGCAACATATAAGTTTGACGAAGAACAGATTGAAAATGTAGAAGATAAACAAGAGCGGCTTAACAGGTTTTTTTTAATCAACAACATTGAGAATAAAGATTCGGAAACGGGAAAAATTGCCGGAATAGCAGGATATGCTGTAAGACATCTATACTACGACGACATATATGAAGAAGTCAGAGTTAAAAATCTTGATCCGCAGGAAGTTATATTTATTGATAAGTCAAAGTACAATATTATAGATGCTGAATATTCTGCAAGGATTTATGAACTACAACAGGGATATAAAATATTTGAGTTTTACACTCCCGATAAAGTACAGAAATATGAAATAACAGAAACTAAAACAATGTATACTGTCACTAAAGAGTATGATAATATATTTTCAGCTCAACCGAATATCGGATATGCGAATAACGGGGAATTTATGGGAGATGCGGACCGAGTGCTTGAGCTAATTGATGCGGTTGACGTGTTAGTAAGTGATGTAAGTACTGAAACGGCAAAATTCAGATTGGCTTATCTTATATTAAAAAATTTCCACATGACTGAAGAAAAGTTAAAAAAATTACAGAAGCCGGGTGCGATCGAAGTAGGAGATGACGGCGAAGTAAAGTGGCTGACAAAAGATATAGATTATGAAGGAGTAATTAAATTTTGTAAAGAGATGCTACATAAAAACATATACGAAATGTCAAATATAGTTGATTTGACAAATGACGCTTTTAAAGGAAATCAAACTAAAGCAGCAGTAGAGCAGAAATTGCTTGACTTTATTACTAAATGTTCAAATACCTGGCGGAGCTTTACGGAGTCAAATAGGCAGATGTTTAAATTGCTGTTTGACTACTGGAATTTTTCGTCCGGGAATAAAAGGGATTTTAGTTATCTTTATATTGAGCAGACATATAATAAAAACTTTCCGTTGAATCTAAAAGCCGAAGCTGAAATTGCTGACAAACTTGCGGGGAAAGTAAGTAAGCGCACAATCTGGGAAAAGGTATTTAGCTTTATTAAAGACCCAGACAAGGAAGAGCAAAGGCTGAAAGAGGAGCAAGGCGAACAGGTTGATTTTGATAAAGCATTAGATAAAATATAGTAAAAAATACCGGAAATAGGGTCTAGAAAATGTATATAATTACCCCATACAGCCATATAACCAAAGAAAAAACTGAAATATTTTGACAAAATACTGAAAAAGTGGTAAAATTGGCAAAAATAAAGGAAGAAAAAGGAACCCGACCGCACCACGTCCGGCTATGTGGCTCTATGGGGATTTTTGGATTACCCATACTTTACCCCTATTATTACAGGGCATAATAACGATATAATAAGAGTATAATTAAATGGAAAATAAATAATGGCATTAATAGATATACTTGAAAGTAGATTTAATACACGGCTTGACGGCGTAGAAAGGCGGCTTGCTGAAAATTATACCCGCGCCTTGAAAGAAGTTAAGTCCGAATTGTCTGAAATATACGAACGATACGGAGAGTATAAAACTATCGATATAGACGGTAAAAAGGTAAGAAAGTTTATTGTTCCGGAAAACAAAATAAAACAAGCTGGCAGACTTGCGAATTTACATAAAAGAATACAACAGAAAACAGCACGGCTTTTCAGAAATAACGCTGAAATGATTACCGATCTGCAGGAAGACTTATATTACGAAAACTTTTATACTACGATATATGAAACTGAATATACAATCAACGACTCTATAGAAATAAGAAAGGCACTTGCTGTAAAGCCAAATCAGAATCTTTCAGTATATACACGAATAAATGAGAATGTATTGAGAAAGGCATTAAACAACGAATTCAAAAAAGCAGCAATATCAAGAGCGAAAGACATTGATATTAAGGGTATGCAAAACGTAATAACACAGGGATTTACGACCGGGGACGGATATATGGAAATGGCACGGAAGCTTAAAGAAAAGACTCAAAAAACAGCGTATAACTGGAAGAGATTAGCCCGTACTGAAGGACACAAAATATCAGAAAAAGCAAGGATTGCCGGGATGGACAAAATGGACGCTGAAGGCGTTAAAATGGTCAGACGTATTTCAGCTACACTTGACGTCAGAACACGGAATCAATCTGCTGTTATGGATGGAAGAGTTGCAGAATATACAAGAGATGTAAATGGAAATTTAGGTTGGCATTTCAAATATCCGAATGGTAGATATTATCATACTCCTGGAAATACAGGAATAGCAAAATGGGATATAAACGACAGAGAAAGAGTAATCAGTTATGTTGAAGGACATGAACCGAAGCGTCGAAGGATAAGACCAGTACAGACAGAACCCGGAAAAAAACCGAAGTCAAATTTAGAACCCTATAAAACATTTGAAACCTGGGCAAAGGAAAACGGTTTGACAAAAAACAAGTATGGTGAAAAGTATGATTTTGGTAAACTGAAAGATATAGAAAATAAAGACGTGAGATCGTCGCTTATAAGCAAAAAGCGAAAAGAAGAAATGATTGAGGAGGGAAATAAATGATAATAATTGCGGGAAATTGTGTTATAGAAAATTTTGCAACTACATATAATACCGCAAAATTTTTAAAAAGTTTAGATATGGATATTATATTCAAGGCAAGTTTTGAAAAGGCTAATCGAACGTCTGCTTACAGTTTTACAGGTTTAGGAATAGACAAAGGACTTGAAATATTAAAAAAAATAAAAGAGGATGTAGATATTAAAATACTTACAGACGTTCATAGAGTAAGTCAAATTAGTCAAGTTGCCGAGGTAGTAGATTATATACAGATACCTGCTTTTTTATGTAGACAGACAAAATTAATACAAACCGCTGCTTATACAAAAAAGCCGATTAACATTAAAAAGGGTCAATTTATAGCGCCGGAAGATGTAAAATTTATTACAGAAAAAATTGAAGCAATGAACAACAAAAAAATAACAATAACAGAGCGTGGAACTTTTTTTGGATACCACGATTTAGTAGTAGATTTTCGATCTTTTAGTATTTTAAAAAAACTCGGATATCAGGTTATTTTTGACATAACACACTCTGTACAAAAACCGTCGATAGGATTTGAAAGCGGGGGAAATAAAGAGTACTGTAGAAATTTAGCACGGGCTGGAATAGCTTATGGAATAGATGGACTGTATTTTGAATGTCATCCTGAACCCGAAAAGGCTTTATCAGATAGTGCTGTAAGTTTAAATTTTAGAGAAGTAAAAAAAATACTAAAAGAAACCCGTAAAATTCAAAATTCATGTAGTTAATTGATTTTGAATAATTTTACTACACAAATAATGTATAAGACAATATGGGAAAAGAAGGGTATAAAACATAATGTTTAATTTAATAAAGTGTAAAGACAAAAAAGAAAAAGCAGCAGTAAAAAGATTTATACAAAATTACAGGTCTTCTAAACCTAAAACAAAACCGGAAATTAAAAACATGCTCAAAAAAAAATTAGCGGAATGTCGAATTAGGCCTGAAGAGTATGTTAAGGAACTTCAGAAATTAGACAAATGAATAAAAGAATAATAGTAGAGTACAAGCAAGCCCTAAAAGAGCTTACTTCCCGGTTTCACAGCAAAGTAAATGAGAAACTGGAGGTAACGATAAATTGTAATAAAACAGGGAAATTCATAAAAGTTGATATTAGTTTAAAGGAATAATTATAAAGTAAGGTTTAGCAGAAAAACGGCAAAAACATAAAATAAGGTTTTTATATGGCACGATAATTGCTTGTATATTAGTACGATCTTTGAATAAATACAGGTGGTGAAAGACGTAATTTCTGTATGGGTTCGAATCCCATTTTTATTATATAAAATTCGGAATACTTTGAAAAAATAAGCCCGATGTATAGTTCTCAAATATGAGGATTATACGTCGGGCTTTTTTTATTAATAAATTGGTTGAACGAGAGATCGGTCAAACAAGGAGGCAAAAATGAAGTATAAAGTAAACGCAGAAGATTTTGATCTGCAGCTCCACGCTGAAGAGGCTGAAGAGAATGCAGAGGAGAACGAAGCACAGGATCAAGGTCATGACGACAGTGATACTGATGCAGATATTGACTCTTTTAAGAAACAGATTGAGGAACTGCAAAAGAAAAATGAAGAACTGAAACAGACACAGAGTGGCTATGACAAGGCAGCTGCTCAGCAGCAGAAAAAGTTTGAAAAGGAAAAGCAGGAACTCGAATCTAAAATTAAAAAGTTGGAGGAGTCAAAATTAAATGAAGAGCAGCTTAAACAGAAACGACTTGAAGAGGCTCAGAAAGAATTAGAGAAGCTAAAAAGCGAAAGTCAAAATGCTAAAAGTGAAGCTAAACAGTATGAGCTAAAAGTCAAGACGACAAAGAAGCTGCAGGATTCGGAAAGAAACATTGATTGGATAGATTTTATTTCCGTAAACGAAGAAGAAGAAATTGAGGAGAAGATAGAAAAACTTAATAATCTTGTACAGGCAGAAATTGAAAAACACGCTAAAGAATATAGCAAAAATAGTTACGAAGCTGAAGACGGAACGAAAGACACAAAACCGAAAAAAAGTGTTTTCAGGAAGTACTTCGGCGACAACTAAAAAAATAATAGGAGGAAAATAAATGGCTGATTCAAGAGTTACTTTAAGAAAAATAGTTACTGATCAGAAAGTCAGTAGCAAACCAATACTCTCGCATCTTACAAAGACAAGCGGACTCGCTGAAACCGGTTTGGCACAGCTTGCTAATCGAAAAAAATGGCATCTGTATAAGAAAACCGATGCGCTTCCGACTGCAACAATATCAGCGCATGGCGGAGCCCTTCCCGATAGCTCGACTACTAACGACAATATAGGGCAGATTGATTTAAAGCGGATTTCTATGCTTCAGAGTGAATCGGTAGAAATTGTTGACGACTACACGGGAGGCAAAGCAAAATATTTTGAGGATAATTACCCGGTTTACCTGGAGGCATTTTCTCAAAAATTGGCAAAACAGATGATTTATGGGATTAATTCAACGTTCGGAGATGCAACTGGATTTAAAGGAATCTGGGATTATGCAAGAGATAATCATGACGAACATTCTACGAATCTGATTGAAAAAGGCGGAACAACCGGTAGCAGAACATCAATATGGGCTGTAAATTGGAATCCGCTTACGTGTTCTATACTTGTCGATCCGATGATGCAGAACAGGGGAGGCGAGTTTCTCGATGTTCGTCCGATAAGTAACGGAGAGCCCGTTATTGAAACGGACGGTTCTGGAAACAGATATTACGTTTATCAGATTCTGTATTTGGCAAGTCTTGGGTTTTTTGCAGCTTCACGCTATAACGTAGCTGGAATTACTCAGATTGATAGCTCGAATAAACCGACTGCTTCAAATATGAATCAGTTGCTCGATTACGTTAGGGCAATGACAAGCAGCACAGTTATTTACTGCAACCGCAGAGGTTGGAGATACATAAATGACTTAAAAGACGGTAATCTTGAAATGACTACCGCCGATAAAAACTACGATAATCAGGTCGCTTCTTGGGCGAACATACCGATTGTTCTCGAAGAAAATATATCCGACTCTGAGACTACAGCTCTCGACTAAGGAGGTTAAAAATGGCTGATGCAAGATATGGACATTCAATTTTAGAGGAGCTTTCTGACGCGCAAGCGTTACCGAACGCTGGCACATCAGATTCAACTAACATGGTTGAAATTCCAGGAAGTTCCGGCAGAAAAAAAACAAATAGCGGATTGTCTATTTTCGTATATGCGAATACCGACATCACTATTGCGACAGCTCAGAAATTTACTATCGAAGTTGAAACTTACACTTCTGATAGTGCAAGCTCTGCTCGACCTCCATTTTGGTACAAGAGTTCGGGTACGACTACTGCACAGGCTAACTGTCATTGGTATCCGCTCTATAAGGATTCAAGTGATGGTGAGCTTAAATTTTCTGCAGGGGATTTGATATGCGAAATTCCTATTCCCTCAAAGCAGATTTACAAGGACGATTTTATTCACCTGAAGTATACTACTGATGCTGATGAAAGTTCAGAAAAAGTTGATGCTTTTCTGGTGGCAACTCTGTAAAATAAACAAGCCCGGTCGTCTTTTCGGCGGCCGGGTATTATTAACAATTATGTCAAAAAAAATAATATTAACTTTTGGGAATACAACAGATTATACTTATGATTCTGATTTAGTTGAAATAGACAATGGTCAAATTAAATTAAAAGATTTAACTCCTGACAGTGCAACATTTGCCTCAACATTTACTAATAATGAAAACGGCAATTGGGGTGATGGGACACTTACGGGAACATTGACAAACGCTACCGTATCAGGCGGAAAGTTAGATTGTACTGGTGAAACTGAAAAACATGCAAAATGG